TATATCATTTCTTTTTTGAAACTTCTGACTCATTTCATACATAATAGAATCAGAAACATTTTCAAGAGTTTCTAATGGTGCGCGAATGGCAAACGAACCTGCGTTACGAAAGGCAGTCTTAACCATAGATACCATACCACCGCGCCGTAAGTTTTCTATACGCCGCCACGTTTTAAGTATATCATTCTGACCCTCTTGGCGAAGCTTTTCCTTCATAGCCCTAAGATCATCTACAGAACCTGCTCTACGTATTTGAGATAGTTTCTGTAATATCTTACCTGCCTCTGAGCCACCAGTAACGACCATGTTTACGTAGTCATCAAAACTTAGTCCATATTTATTTAACATGTCAGCTAATTCTTGAGAGTCTTTAAACCCTATTTTATTATCTGTAGTTAAATCGAATAGACTTTCAATAATAGTTTTATCTTTAGAGAATGCTGACGGGTTTGTTTTCTTTAAGTCAGATGCAATAGCTACAATAGCATTAAACTTTTCAGCGTTAAGTAATGGTGTTACTAATTCATCTACCTCTTCTGTCAACCCACTAAATGCTTCTACTTCACCAACACCCCATTTAGCATTAGCTTCTGTAGAACTTTTAGCAAACTCAGCGGCACGTAGATCCTGCATAGCTTTAACATCTTCAGCTACAGTACGCCCATGTTCCTTAGCAGCCTCAAAATCCATAACCTTTCTACCATCTACTACAGTAGACACAGTTACCTGCTTGCCAGTAGCATCTACCATAGTTTCTTCGTACTCAGTTATAATCTGCTCTGCAATATCTTGATTTTCATCTGCTACTTTTTTAGCGGCTTCTGCTTTTACACGTAACTCTGCGTCTGTGGCCTCATTTATTTTCGCCATGCGGCGAGCGCCAAGTGTTTTATTTTTTAGTGCACCAACTATGGGCTGTGCTAGTTGTTTAGTTCCTGTAATAGTAAAGGCAAGTTCTGCTGCACTGATACCAAGATTAGCAGCCATAACACCATACTCACCGTCTTCATAAGCCTGTCTTGCGTTGGCTACATTTTCAGGTATGTCAGCAATACCTAAAGCAGCACCTAAAAAGGGTGACCACTCTGCACCTTCGATTATGTATGTAATAGTTAAAGGTGAGTAACCTTGGTCTACTAATGTAGACGCCAACTCTTTACGTATAGGATTATCACCCTGTAGCATGTCGTTTACCATGTAGGCACGATCTTCACGTTCTATCATGTAATCACGTAAAGCTTCTTCGCGTGTAGGTTTCCTTACATCGTCACCTAATTGTATATTAGTAATATCTTCTACTTCTACTTTATAATATCTGCCATCCTTTAACGCACGTTCTCTTTCCCAGATCTTAACTGCTTCATTATAAATGTTATCAATATTTTCTTCAGCAAAATCAAAGTCATCATTCATTAAAGCATCTACACGTGGGTCAAGTACCTCAGTATCTACTGGTATATCTGTAGAAGGTACATCATCAACAGATGGTATGTCATCTAGTGATAGTAGCTCTTGTGGTTCATATGTAGTTAGTGTGTCCTCAGTAAGAGAAGGCGCAACAGGATCTTCTAGCACTGAGTCTGCATCCTCATTAGTGCTTTCTGAAAGGCCAGTGTTTTCTTGTATAGCAGTATCTGCTACATCAGGAAACATATCTATTTTATTATCTTTCTCCTCCTCGTCTACACTAAGTAGATCATCTAATGGAGGTAAAGTATAATTGCTATTCATATCCAAAGTTATATTCCCTACTATTTTCTATAAAAAGTGTGTCCATAAATAATTTCTTGCCCAACTCTAATTGCATGATACATATTACCATTGTAGGCGTATGCAATTACGTCACCATCTCTGTATAAATTTACATTATTTCTTATATAGTTAGGGTCTACGTAAGCATAATCGACGGGTGAATCTTCATCCTCTACAGAATATTTTTTTAACGGAACATAGCCTTCAACACCTGTTTTTCTAATTTCATTTTTTAGTGCCTCATTTTCTGCGCCTGCAAGTGCAACTCTGTAATCCGCTAAAGCAGGATTAATTTTAGTACCAAAAATTTCTCTTGCTGTTTCTCCTATACCTTGTATTTGAACTAACATTTCTCTATTATCTTTCCATTCAGCCACATCGTTAAGTTCCATTAGCTCCTCATATGCTACTTGATGTGCCCTTGCAACTAGAAGTGCGTCACCCTCAACGTATGTAGGGGTGCCATCAAGACCAAAAGATACACTAGGAACGCCACTTAACTTTCTGTTTAAAGTATTTTTAAGTAAGCTATTACGATCAGGAATAGATAAGTCATCAGGTACTTTATTTTCTTTTTTGAAAGCTACATACTGTTCTGTTACCTTAGCATATTGTTCTTTATAACGTTCTTTAGATTCCGCGTCTTCAGCACTAGCCATTCTGTCAGATAGTTCAACTAGTCTAGCTTCAAATGTTTTTGCTTTAGTACGAACTTTAGTAGGTAAACTTTTAAACCTAGAAGCAAAAGGAATAGCATCACCCTGCTTAACTGCAGGTCCAGCTTCTGCTTCAGTACGTAGTGATGTAGCTACAGGAGCAACCTCTGCTCTTTCAATTTCAAATTCTTTTAAATCATACATAGTTCTAGGATCTAGGTCTTCTGCTCTATATGCGTTTGCCTGTTCCAGCGCATACTTAGCGCCAGCTTTACCTGTCTTAAGTATACTAGTCATTTGTGCTTCATCATAGTGTAGCGCAAGGCTTTGTGTTAGATCTATAAGTTCACGCTCACGTTCACGTGCTAACTTCTCATCTTCTCTTTGTGCAGCACGAGCTTCTCTGTCTATAGATCTTTGTTCAAGACGCTCTTCCTCACGCATACGTGCAGCTTCTTTGTTGCTTTCCTGTATACGTGCTGATACGGCCTGTGAAAAGCCACCTATGAATGCACCTGCATTAAACGCCATTGTTATCTCCTAGCCATTAAACCTTTTACGCTGTCTACTACATTCTCTGCAACAGCTTCTACGTTTTCTTCCTCACCCTGCTCTACCTCATCATCTTCCTTCATGTTTTTTCTAGCACGTTTTACTGCCAGAGCAATCTTGGAATCTGGAAACTTATCAGGATCAATGTCGGGATCACGCAATCCCATGTCGTATTTAACACCATTTTTATCGCCTACAAAAGCAAGCATTTCTAGTAGGACTGGTTGTATAAGTATACCCACGTCTAGTGTGTGCAGCCCCTGCATTACACCGCCTAGTTGAAGTGAGTTTGATAGCGCAGCGAGTGGCGTACCTAGTTCCATAACATCAAGAAGTTGATCTTGAAACTGTGGTTCTAACAAACGAGAAGAATAGAACTCCAACGCTTCATCTATTGTATCATACTTAGCTGGTTGCTGCCAAGGCATACTGCCCATCTCAGCTACTATTCCCTGCCCACCTACAGGTGCGTCAAAGCTTGGCCCCTTATCCATCTGCTAGTGCCTTTCTTGCCATGTTAATTTCACGTACATATTCAACAACCATTTCACTAGGATCTTTAGTAGCCTCAGTTTCTTCTGGTTTCATTGTTCTACGTAACAGTCCACCCTTTTCTGATGTAGTTCCTGTAGCTACTTTTTTAGCCTGTGCTTTACGCAGTACATTTAAATACGCTGTTCTATGATTATTATAGCTCATTATTAACCCCCTTCGTTATAGCCCATCCAAGTTCCTACTACAGAATCTGCATCTGCCATTAAAATATTTCCTACTAGGTTACCTGCTGCGCTCCACCAAGAGGAATTATTTTTATCATCAGCACGATCTTTATATCCCTTTTGACGCATCTCTTCCATAGTCATATTTGCAATTCGATCCTTTTCATTTTCAGAGGAATCAAATGCCCACTTCATTGTGTCACTATAGAAGCTAAACAAATTATTGTAGGCAGTATTGGATACATCTAAAGCATTTTTTGCGTTTAATTCGTTTACTCTATTTACAGTAGCATTATCTACTGTAGCAACTTGTCTGCGCCAGTTAGCATTAAATTGATCTACTACTAATCTGTTATTAGCATTGAATTGCTCACGTTGATTTTGAACATTAGCGTTAAACTGAGACATAGCATTCTTTTGACCAGCATTATACTGTGACATTGCATTACTTTGAGAAGCATTGAACTGACTTACTTGTGCACTTAAGCTATCATAAAATTGATTAGTCTGGTTTTCTGATGTTGCATTAAATGCATTAGCAGCGTTACGTGCGGCAGCATCTGTAAACATACTCTGTACCCTAGACTGAGCAGCAAACATATTAGCAGCTTGCTGATTAGAGAGGTTAGCCATATCCATAGACATAAAGTTCTGTGCGTTTTGCACAGCAGCTTGTTGACGATTGCTAAGGTTAGCCATATCTAAGTTAGATAACGCAGCAGCTTCAGCCATAACCATAGCTTGTCTATTATTTAAATTAGCCATGTTCATCGTGTTAGCGATACGACTATTTTCAAGGGCTACCGTTTGCTCTGCTGTAAAATTCATGTTAGCTACGTCAGATATTTTAGATGCATTCATTACACGAGCTTGGAATGCTTGATCAAACTCTTGGCCCATAAACTGTGCACGTTGTTGCGCTGCGAGCATAGCACGTTGCTGGCGGTTCGATAAGTTTTGAGCTTCAAACTTTGCAAATGTAGATGCATCAGCTTGTGCAATAGGTAGTGCACTTTCCATTGCAGCTTGAACCATAGCCTGACCTGCCATACTAGATGCAGATATACCACGAGATGCCATTTTAGACATGACACCACGTAGTGCACCCGCTGCCCATGCAGGAGGATTGTTAGCATCAAAGTCTTTTGTTAGCTCGCCTAGCTGTCCTTGTACTGTAGCTTTTTCAGAAGGTGTAGCTGTTGCTGCTTGTACTTCTTCTGTAAACTTAGCAGCCTTTTGTGCATTAGCTGCCCCTGATATAATTTCACCGTCCTGTATCTCACGTTGTACAGGATTCTTCATTAAAATAGCTTCGCCTTGAGCAGCTTCTAAATCAGATACGGAACTTTCTGTTTCTTGAGCAGCTTCTACCTGAGCTTTATCTGACACTTCACCTTTAGCTACGTCTACTTTAGAAGCGGCATCAACATCATCCTTAGTTGTTTCAGCTTCCACTGTCGCCGCAGCCTTTGCTTCAGGAGCAGTTGCATCTGTTGTAGTAGCCTCTGTAGTAGTTCCTGTTTTAGCTTCACCAACCTGACCAGCAGTATCATCTACGATTTGATCGTCTGATGTTTCTATCTTAGTAGCTTCTACAGTTGTACCTTCTGGCATTGATCCCGTAGGATCTTGTAATCTTTCAATAGTAACTTCTGCAGCAGACTTACCTTTTGGTTTATCTTCTGGTTTGTCTTCTGGTGGTGTAGTAGTAGGTGGGGTATCTGCTGTAGTAGAGGCTGAAGTTTTAATAGGGTTTTGTCCTAAAGCTACCAAGCCAGCACTCAGCATTTTGTCATCAGGATTAACAACCCCTGTAAGATTCTCAGATCCAGGTCTTTGGAGGGGTCTTTGATATAAAGAAGCGTTTGGGTCTTGAACAACCATACCCGTATTTGGTAAACTAGTATTTATAGGTTGGAACATGTTAGAAGTTGGTAAAGTAGTAGCAGCCTTTTCTTCTTCTGACATTAAGTTATATGCAGAATTCAATACTTCTGTAGGATTTACAGGTATAGCACCACCAGCGCGATAGTTTTGTACATAACCCCCACTTGCCATTTTCATAGCAGACTTTCTGTAAGTATCCATTTTTTGCATAGCACTGGGGTTACTCTGTAAGTACTGATCAAACTTATCCATATCACCTTGATAACCAAGTGAACCCGCAATACGTTTCATTGCCTCTGGCTTAAATCCTTTAAACTGCATCATTGTGTTACTTCCTTATTATCCATTTACTACTTCGTTTAATCCCCAAGTCATAGCGGCCAAGCCTATTATAAATACTAATACACCTGCTGTCAAGGATAAACCCCAAAATAATCTATCTCTAGCTGCAGCCTGTTTCTCTAATGCCTCTTTGTGGCGTTGTCTAGCAGCAGCTTGCTCCTTGACTACTAAATCCCACATTCCTGGTGGTCCATACAACTGACACGCTGAACGCAATTCATCCATTGCTTCTTTGTGTTTCATCTTAGCTTGGGCGATAGCAAACCCTTCTTCTTCAGATGAAGACAGTCTACCTAGTGGGCCTTTGTGTTTACCCTTTTCAGCAAGCTGTATTTCAGAATCAAGCTTTGCTAGTCTACCAAAGTGAGGTAGTAAATCAGCTACATCACCACCAGCCTTGACTGCAGAGCTAACTGCACCTGCTATCTTAGTTACTGCGCCAGCAAGTGCTAGTACTTCAATCATTTATTTTCCTACTTGCATCCACACAGCAGTAGCTATAAATGTCAGTACTGCAACTGTACCTAATTGTATGAGTGTTTTCCATATACTTTTCTTTGTATCACGCCATGAGTCTAATAGACTACGTAATTCTCTAATATCAGTAGCTGCATCTAAGTCAGCCAATCCTAAGTCACACAAGGCTTGCCTAGCACCCTTCTTAGCGGCTCTATCCATCATAGCTTCTAGTTGCTCTGGCGTTAGCGGGGTCATGTGTTTACCTCATAATAAGTAACAAATATAGCACCACTAGATGCGTCAGCAGTAGAACCTGCACCACTTTCTGAGGAAGAACCCCCAGATCCCGCCCCGTAATCGTTACCTGCATCAGAAGAACCCGCCGCACCGCTTGAGTGTTGTACACCCGCACCACCTTGGAAGGTAGCACTTACGTCAGAACCCCATTCTGACGGTTTAGTAGGAGCCACAGTAGTAGCACCTTTAGCGTAACCCGCTGCTGAAATTGTTGTTCCATTATGACCACCAGATCCTAAATCTGGAGAACCCCCACCGCTAGACGCAGATTGATCTCCACCAATTAAGAAACCAACAGACTTACCACCAGTAAAATTACTCTCACCGCCAGAGCCTGTACCACCCTCAGATGCAGAGCAGTGCCCCCAAGTAGTTGTAGCAGTTGAAGAGTTTTCTCCTACAGGGGTGGTTGCAGTAGCTGTGGTGCTGGGATTACCTTGTGCCTGACCAAACCCACGCAATCCACCACTTGCAGAAATTGTTGTGCCTGTTCCGTTAGGGTTAAATGTGGTTGTGCCCCCGTTACGCCCTGATGTTCTAGTGCCACTACTAGCAGGATAAGATGTACCTCCACCGCCAGCACCAATACTAATACTGGCAGAAGTGATACCATGATCCTGCACAGAGTATCTGCGGAATGCTGTACCACCCGCGCCGCCGCCAGAGCTTACCTTTTCACGACCAGAATCTGTAGAGCCTCCACCGCCAGAGCCACCGCCACCTACAACATATACATGATACTGAACACAACCTGACTGTGCTGGCGACCAAGAAGTACCACTAGCTTTTATTTCTGTTGTGCCTTTCTTTCTAAGTATCCTAGTTTTACTACGGTAGTTAGAAAAAGAAGTAGTAGCGCCTGATGCTGGCAAATCGCTGGGCACAGGATTCGTACCACTATTTAGATTTGCATTAAGGGATACAGCACCAGACTGTCCATAGTAGTCGCGCAACTCACTCATAGATATTGAGCCAGAAGCGTGACCAAAGTTATCTATTGCGGTTATTGTCATTACGCGCTACCAAATGCTGTTACATCGTTCTCTACAGTAAGCGCACCTGCACTTGTTAGTTTAAGTCTGTCTGTGCCTTGATAAGCAAACTTTAAATCAGAACCAGATTGAGTAATTGTCCAGTCACCTAAATCAATAGTAGATGCTTGAAATGATTGTGAGGAACTACCAGCAAGAGCAGCCTTACCGTCTAACGCAGTCTGTAACCCATCAACATTTGATATAACATGGTTATGACTGTCATCCGCTACAGTGGCTGTAATAGTAGCATTAGCTGTACCATTAAAAGAAGCACTACCTGAAACATCGCCTGTAAGACTGATAGTACGTGATGTAGCTAATGCTGTAGCAGTAGATGCATTGCCACTTAATGCGCCTTCAAACGTACTTGCTACAAACGTTTCACTACCTATAGTCCACTTATCACTTGTCTCATTCCATACAAGAGTTTTGTTATCAGATGTACCACGTTCAATTTCAATACCACCATTTTGTGAGGGGGTTCCTGTCTCATTAGAATTTAATAATATCTGATTATCAGCTAAGTTAATAGTCTCAGTGTTTACTGTAGTAGTTGTGCCTGATACAGTTAAGTCTCCACCTACAATAACATTACCTGATGTAGTAAGGCTACCTACGGTAACTGCACTAGGTAAACCAATTTGAATCTGGTTGTTGCTTACTGCAGTCTCAATTTCATTAGCAGTACCAGCAAAGTTTAAAGTGTCTGTAGCTAAAGCCACACTATCGTCAGAACCACTATCAGCACCTACAGTTAGTGCGGTAGTAATAGAAGCAGTGCTTACAGCAGTAACTAAACCTTTACCATTTACAGTAACAACAGGTATAGCTGTAGAGCTACCAAACGAGCCTACATTAGAGTTTACTGTATCCAAAGTTGTTGTAAGGGTAATGTTACCTGTGCCATCAAAATCTGTAGCACTAGCACCTACATCACCATCAATAGTAATGCTTCTTGCAGTTTTTAATGCAGTTGCAGTAGATGCATTACCTGTTACGGCACCTGTAATATTGCCTGTAATCTGTCCTGTCACACCAAGAGTACCACCAATAGTACTATTACCAGTAACACCAAGAGTACCGCCTACTGTAGCGTTATTGGTAACTGCAGCACTAGCTAATGTAGATGCACCCGTAACCCCTAATGTACCACCTACTGTAGTGTTACCTGTAATAGCTGCTGTGCTAGATAACGTTGTTGCTCCTGTCACACCTAGTGTACCACCTACAGTAGCGTTGTCTGTAACAGTTAGTGCATCTGATACTGTAGTACCATCTATATATGCATTTTTAAATCTAGTACTATTAGATCCCAGATCTAACGTGTTTGCAGTCTTAGGCAGCACTTGCGATCCTGATACAATAAGATCTTGGCTTGGTCCTACCTTTGTAATAGGTGCACCTTCACCTGCAGTACCATCGTGCTTATGGCCTGTAGAAGCATTAAACCCTGATTCAATAGCGTTGTACTCTGCATCAAAATCGTCAGCGTCAATAACATTACCATTAGCAATGTTGTTTGCGGTATCTTGTCTAGTATAACCTGCCATAGTGTTTCCTTATTGTCTATCTTCTTGGCTGTATTCCAACAGCGCAGTATCTAAAGTAAAAGTAGGGTTGGTAGATAAATCTTCTAATCGTATTGCTACAGTTTTACCAGACCCAATTAAATTTGTATTATAAACTTTATCTAACTCTCCACCATATGTAGAGCTATTAAACACAGAAGACGAAGCTCCAAATAAAAACACTTGACTACCTGTACTTGATATTTGTTGTGTAGAAGGTTGAACAACTTTTGTATTTGTAGCAGAAGCAAAATCATACTTAATGTTTAAGTCTAGTGTCATACTTGCAGATGGCTCTGCGTAAAGTGTCATTTTGTAAAATGTTTTACGGATCTGAGGATCTGAGATAGGCATAAATGGAGATTCATAGATAGCCTCTATATTGCCCCCATCAAAATTAGAGCCTGTTTCCATTACATATACATAACCATTTTCATTAGAAAACGCTAAAGTTTCAGATGTTCCTGTATATCTACTGTCTGCAATAAATGCTTTTATACCTTTTGTAGTAGACCACGCTAAACCGCCAGCACCTTGCGATACAAACTTTGTTGCTATTAATCCTTTTGCAGCCTCTGTTTGTTCTGATAGTACATATGCAAAAATACGATACTGAGATTTTTCTTTTAACACAACTGAACAAAACTCAGGAGTCTGGCTTAAAAATGTAGTAGCATCTCTTACAATAGTATCAGAAGCAATGTCTAATCCAAAATCACCAATACGATCTGTGGCGCTTAACAATCTTATACCATCAGGGGATAGATACATAATATCACCGCCAACCTCCTGAATAGTATCACCGTTGACACAACCAATACGATCCGTAATAGGTGATACTTGAAAGTCTGCGGAACTACTCCCAGTAAGTCTTTTAATTGTATCAGTAGTAAATATAATAAGTTGTTCACGAAATACTGCTAGTCCTGTAATATCATTAGCTACGTTAATAGAACCTGCGCCATTTGCTACATTAAAATCATCTACGGTAAAAGGAGCGGTAAAAAATACTGTATTACCTTTTGCGTAAAAAGCTGTATTTTTAAATATAGCTACATGCTGTGCGCCTAAAACATCTGTACTATTTGAAGAAGTCATAAAAGTAGTACTGTTACCAGATGTATTATATACTGCAGGATAATTAGTACCATCTACAAATATAACTTTATCGTCACCGTCTAAATTAAATAAAACACTTTTAGCTTTACCACCATTTGTAGCTGCACTAGTAGCCATGCTAGTCCACGAATTACCTGTACTGTAATAATACTGAGTATAGTTATTTGCATTTTTACGCGCTGCAACAATTCGACCTGAACTGATAACTTTTAACGCAAGTATAGGACCACTACCTGTAACTTGTTGTGCACTGTACTTTGAATACCCACGTATTTTAGAATAACCACCCTCTTTATTTACCTCAAAGTTTTGTAGTAACGTAGCAGAACCTACAGCATTAGTACCTTGCTGTAGTGCAGTAAGATTAGAGATAAGCCCACCTCTAAACTCAATAGGAAATGTCTGCCATTGTGTTGCCATTAAAAGTGTACTCTCAAATCACGTACATACTCTGTACGATTTATATTTATACTACGTAAATGCTTAATGCCCTGTGTAAATTTTTGCATAGACAATTGGGCTGCTTGCATATCGCCTCTAAATTGATATGCGTAATACATTGCACCATCTACAATAACGTAACGATACTGTTCAGGAAGATTTGGTACGTCAGAAAAAAGTTCTAAGTCAAATCCTGTAGAGTAATACTCATATATTAATTCATATGCTTTATCAGGACTAGGTACTACTAATAACTCTCGACTAGGGGCACGTACTATATAACGTGGAGTTCCTGTATTACTAGAGTTATACTCAGTATCTACATGTTTGTCAAGGTATTCTTCATAACTAAGTACTTTAAGTTTAATAGTATTCGTTGCTAGGTTATCATCACGTTTAATTCTAAAACTATTCATGTTAATTGTTTTTGCATCATAAGGATAGCTATAGCGAGTTTCACCAGCAAGTAGAACTTCTTCTTGCTCTACATGATTCCAAGGCCACTCGTACTCTTCTTGTTGAATGTGACGAATAGAAGAGTTTACTGCATCTTTAGCAAAACTATAAAAACCTGTAGTAGTAGCAAAGTTAGCAGAGGTTAATTCTACTTCATTAAGCCTACGATTTACATCATTAACTAACCCAAGATAATCGTATGCCATATTACTTCTCCCTCACGCGCAACAACACAGAACGCTCATACTGTAGTGCGCCTACTGTAGTTATTTTACACGTAATCTTATAACGTTTATTATTAGTACCTAAACTTAATCTAATTGTAGCAACAGTATTAGTATATGTACCCTGTACAAACTGTAATCCATCAACAATATCAGTATCACTAACTTGTGTTTTAGTACCATCTGCAGCATCTATAAACCAAGTAACAGCAGAAATAGTATCTGTACCTAAAAAGCGTGACCAATCAATGCTGTAGTCAAGCAATTCATCTTTATCTTTATCAGGCCACTTATATGACATTTGTTATCCTTTAGGCTGCAACTCTAATTGTTTGATTAATCCTACTTATTTCATTAATCACAATGGTTCTATTATCTGGTCTAATATG